ATGAGCCTTAGCCATTTCAATGATCTGTTCGTCAGTCATAGCAGCCTCTCCGGCGATATTGGTAGTGGTGGTATTCATGTCGGGTTCCTTGCGGGTGGGTCAGGCGGCTCGATCGAGAGGCTTGCGCGTGATCGCCGGAATGCTGCCGATGCGAATGCTCACCTGGTCGTGGTTATCGCGAGCAAGGATGGCTGCGGTTGCCGCGATCAGGTTGTGCGTCAGTTGACTTGTTGGCGTGATAGAACGCAGGTATGCGTCTGTTGCCTGAGCGAGCGCGCGGGCAAGTTGGTCTTGTTTCACCGTGCGGGTTCCGATGTGGCGCTTTGAGGCAGCCGCCCGGCGCGCAATGACTGAGCACGCGCTTACACGAGCGGCCATGATGGCGTTCGCTGGCGTGCGTAATAATGCTGAGAATTTCGTGTAGAGCATGGTTTCCGTTCCTTTTTTGTTAGTTTTGATCAAGTGCTGCTATGTGCGTAACGATACCGCAACAGTATCCGTAACGCAATACCTAATTTCGTGCTTTCATGCAAAGGTCACGGAAGCGCCGCTGTTCAGCGTCATATCCGGCCAGGTTGGCGTTCATCCACGCTGGCGATGCACTACGTTTTGTCTTGCGTTCGATTGCCTCGCGTAACGCGTCGCCTTCGAGCAAGGCATAGCGCACGCGTGATGTCGTCGCGTCGCGCCATACGATTCCCTTGGCGACGAGCGCATGCAGGGCATCGCGCACGGCTGATCGCGGGCTTTCGTGGAGTAGGGCGCACACTTCGTCTTGCGTGTAGTGATACGCCGGGACCATTGCGCCGATCAGTTCTTCGTGAGCGACGGTTTCGGCTTGGCGTGAGCTGCTGATAGCGATGTTTTTCATTTTGAACCTCGTGCGGCGTCGATTGCGGAGTCAAGAAGTTCGGCGCTTGGGCAGTCGAAGCCGAGCCTCACCGACTGCTTCGGATGGCGGACGACAGCCAAATCCGATTCGTTCCAGTGCTGCGCACGAAGCCAGCGATAGCGCTCCGCATCCTCCCGCAGCGCTCGCACCTCGGCGATCAGTTCGCAAATGGCGGCAGGGTTGGCCGCGGCGATAAACGATGCGATTCCATCGCAGTTCGGATGCGAGGCCACCACGCGTGCGATTGCCTCGCTTTCGCAGGGAAATTCCTCGCAAATGATGTCGCCTTCCGTACTCCACGGCAGCGAGCCTGCGTCGTTAGCCAGTGATTCCAATGCGTCGATGTCGATCATGATTTTCTCGCCAGCTCAGTGATAACGCGTTTGATGGTTTTCAGGCAGGTATCATCAAAGCCGTCGAACGGTTCGACATCTGCGACAACACCCATGAGTTCGAAGCGCTGGCCCCGCAAACGCTCGCACTCAGCCTCAAGCGCCGCATAGTCGGAATGGCGCACGTATAAGCCATTGGGGCAGGGCGCCGAACTCGTGCCGAATCGTTGAACTGTCATGTCGTCTCCATCTGTGTTTGTGTGACGCCGGTCTCCCGGCGGGTCTGTTCGAGCAATTGCGCCTCGGTTCCATATAGGCGCTCCCATTCCTGCTGGCCGGCATGGATGGCGACGCCATAGCCGCCTATTCGGTGGTGCTGCGGGCAAAGCGGGATCGTGTCGAGATTGCCGCTGCGCTGGCCGCCGCCGGCGAGGTAGCGGACGTGATGCACCTCGGCCGGCGAATCGCCATAGCCAAGATTCCGGCACACTACGCAGCAGAGTCCCGCGACGACGCCCATGTGTTCGCGCTCAGCCTTTGTCGCAGCCTTCCGCGCGCGCTTCTTCAGCGGCTTGCGCTCCAGTTGCTTCGTCGCGCTGCGAAAGCTGCTGAACGACGCGCCCGGCTTGCGCTTGAATTCACTTGGCTTCAATGCAGAGCGCTTCATCGTGCCGACTCCAGCAATCCGGCGAACGGATGCGCGCGGCCATTGCAAGCAGTCCTACGCGCCTTGAATACGCCGGAATATTTGCGGTAGTGACGAGCCGACGCCTGTTGACGTGCCTCGGTGCGATCCGGTTCTGGCTTGTCGCGCTTATTGCCGGCAGCGTAGACGGCTCCCCACAAGCCGCTTTTGCCGACCATGCGATGCCAGTCGCAGATATAGACCTGCTTCGGTGTCTGAGTGCGCAAGATGCGCAGATGGCGACGCACGCCTGTTTCTGCGATGCCGACGATTGCTTGCAGCTCGATCGCAGTCATCGGCTCCTGTGCGAGCAGTTCGACGATCTTGCGGCGCGTGTCGTTGCGCACGCTGTTGGGATTGAGCTTGCCGGTCATGCTGCGATCCCCTCATATCCAGCCGGAGCGGGGTCTTTCCACTTGACGTCGTGTTCGGCACCCCAGGCATAAAGGAATTCGATGAATTCGGACGCGTGGCGCTTGCTGAACTTGCGCGTCTGCACGCCAAGCTGAACGAAGCCAGTTCCGTCGAGATTGGGTATGATTGCGCCGACGCCTTGCACTGGATCGCCTTCGGCGGCTTTCACGCGCGCGAACGCGTCGACGAGCAGGCGCTTCCACGTTTCAAGGTCGCGCATTGATCCCATGAACGGAACTTGAGCGGCGACATCGGCGAACATCGCGTGATACTTGGCCTGCTGATCGCTAGATTTCGTCGGCGCCTTGATCTCGACAATGAATCCGTCTGGCGCGTGGATGCATGCGCGGCTCGCTAACTGGCGCGCGGTGGGATGCACAAGGCGGTAGAGCTGCTTGTCCATCACGCCCCCATGACCATGACTTGGCACCGGCCGCCCTTGACGATCTCGCCGCGCGCGACGAATAGTTCGTCGATCTGGCTGTCGTCGTCGTAGACGCCAGCATGCGTCAGCGCATCGAGCGCGGCCTTGACGCGGTTGTCAATGTCAGCCACGCGCCGATCTCGCATGCTGACGTGCATCGCCACGCACAGGCGCGCATCGCCGAACTTGATGGCCTGGCGCTCGGCGACGATCTCGGCGACGCGCTGACGGAAGTCCTTGCCCTCGCGGGTTATATACATGCCACGCGGCGACTTACGCCAATACGAATTAATCGACGGCGGCAAGGGCAGGGTCAGGAACTGCGCAACGCCGGATAATGGATGGTCTGTCATGCGACCTCCAGCATCAGTCCAGGCTGGCGCAGGCGTTCGCGCTGTAGGGGCTCGTAAGCCGGGTTCAGCTCACAACCGATGAATTCTCGCCCGAGAGCAGATGCAACTTGCCCCGTCGTGCCGGAGCCGAAGAACGGGTCTAGCACGATGTCACCCGGCTTGCTGCCAGCAAGTACGCATGGCTCGACGAGCGCTGTCGGGAACGTCGCGAAATGCGCGCCTTTGTATGGTGTCGTCGCAATGGTCCAGACCGATCGCTTATTAGCGCGACCACTTTCCCCTATCCACTCATTGCCGCTCTTCGTGCGCGACTCTTGGCGCTCGTCATCGCCGTACTTATTGCCGCCGAAGCGCGGACCGGAGGCCTTCATCGCGCCGTTGGTTTTTCCCGGCACGCGATCGCTTCCGGCTTGATTGGGTAGATTCGGCTGGCTTAGGCGTTCGACACTTGTCTCGGCGAGCGGCTGCGCAATCGCTTCTGCGTCGTAGTAGTAACGGTCGCTCTTTGCTAATAGGAACAGTGATTCGTGCGACTTCGTGCACCTGTCGCGGACGCTTTCCGGCATCGGGTTCGGTTTGTGCCAGATAATTTCCTGTCGCAGATACCATCCATCGGAACGAAGGGCGAAGGCGAGCATCCAGGGAATTCCAATCAAGTCCTTAGCCTTGATGCCATTGCAAACGCCTTTGCTCGCAGCGACTTCGGCAGTGTGACGGCGGTCAGATCGCTGACCGGTCGATCCCTGTTTCCCGTTGCCGCCTGCCGTTGCGTAGCTATCGCCGATGTTAAGCCACAGGGTTCCATCGTCGGTCATCACATCGCGCACCGCGCGGAACACGTCGACCATCGCTGCGATGTATTGATCGGGGGTTTCCTCAAGGCCGAGTTGCCCTTCATGGCCGTAGTCGCGCAGGCCGTAATAGGGTGGTGACGTGACGCAGGTTTGCGCCTTCACGCCATCGGCGGCCATTGCGCGTAAGGTGTCGCGGCAATCGCCGAAGTGACAGTTGTTTGTCCAGTTCGTCATGCTCTCTTTTCGCTTTTTATATAGTCCCAAATTTCCTTCTTCGCCCGCTCTGCCGCTGCGTCACCGGCCTTGCTGCGCACGCTCTCGACGATTTGCTTCGCGCGCTCGAACGATCCGCCGCGCCCGTCGCGCACTGCGGCCATGAAGCGGGATAAGCACTCGGCCTGCGTCATTCGAATCGGATAGTCGCGCCCTTCATCCATCCGGAGCAGACGACTCCCTCGACGAACTGGCCTTTCGGATTGCGCGCCTCGAATCCGGTGCTGAACGTGTCATGCTTGTCGCAACCAAAGTACGAATAGCCAGTAATCTTGACTTCTGAGAAACCGGAGTACTCTAGGGCTCGCCGAGCAGCGGTTTCATCGGTGCAGCCCGCAACAGCAAAGACCGCAAGTAGGCAAAGTAAGCATCGCTTCATGGTTTTCCTTTTAGTCAGCACCAGCACACGCTCGCGTATGCGACCGTTCGCCGGATGAACCATGCGCCACCATCAACGCAGCCATATTCGCTGTAGCTATCGAACTTCAGGCGTAAGGCGGTGTGCATGGCGGATCTCGGTTAAACGCGGATTTCGAGCCGATCCTTGACGATCAGGCGCGCGCCGGCGATCTCCTGGCCTGCTTCGAGCGCCTTCTTGATCTCGGTCTTGTTCGGCTCGGTCTTGATGCGCATGTATTGCGGCGGCACCGCGTCTGCGTCGACTACTTCGACGGACTTGTCGCGACCTTCGCGCAGCGCAATCGTCACCAGCGGGTTTTCGATGCGCAGGCGCTGCGCGGATTTCATGTTGTGTTGCAGGTAGCCTTCCAGTCGCTCAGCGCGCGCTTCCCACTTGCGTGCTCGCTCGACGATCTCAGCAGCCGCATCGCGCATCATCTTTGCGTTGGCAGCAATCTCGCGAGAAATCAGGGCGCAGCCAACAGCCTTCTTGTCGAAGTCCTCGGCGCATCCTTCCAGCGTGTCCTCGATGGTTGCGTCGTCGAAACCTGCATCCATCAGGTCGTTGCGGATCGCGAGCAGTTCGCCGGTCAACTGGTAGAGTGGTGCGTTCATTTCGGTTCCTTTTGATTGATCTGTTCTGCGGTATCGGTACATGCATAAAGATACCATGCCGGTATCCGTAGCGGTCAAATTTTTTTGCGTCGTAGACCGCGCCATTCGAAGCCGCCTTCGCGCTCCGCTTCCCTACTTGGCTTGTGCTTACAGGACTCGGCACCGCGTGGCGTCTGTGCCGTGTAGGACCAGCGCTTTCCCGTCCAGTAGCTGAACAGGCGAAAGATCGTCTTGCCGTTCGGCTTTCGGCGCACTTCATAGACGCCAATGTGTATCGGCTTGGTGCTCTTGTCGAACCAGACTGTGAACTCTTGCATGTGAGGTCTCCTGGCTGACGCCGGCGCGGGCCGGCGACGCGGTTTTATTGCGCGATCAGAATGGGATTCCGTTGTCGAAGCCTTGGTCAAAGCCGCCGAAGTTTTCGTCAGCCATGTGTCCGCCTCCGCTTGATGCCGTCGACTTCTTCAACGGGCGATCCTTCAGTGCCGCGACGAGCTGCGGCAACTTGGTCGGCGTCGTCTTGCGGTCAAGGATTTCGGATGCCGTCAGTTCGGTATCAGCCTGAAACACGGCATTCAGGCGCGTGCTCCAGCCAGTGCCGCCGCCATTGCGCTTCTCGTATTCCTCCATTGCGACCAGGATGCCGACGCGCTTGTTCAGCAGTTCCGGGAATTGGCTAAGCGTCTTGCTGACGTTGGCAGACGCATCCTTATCCCAGACCATCGATGCAACCTGCGCCGGCTTGATGTCCTTGACACCGAGGCACGTCATCAGCGCCATCAGTGTTCCGAAGTCGCCGAGCTTTTCGCCGTTCGACTTGATCGTGTAGATCGAGAAGTTTGCCTTCTGGCCGTCGTCGGTCTCGAACGTGAATGCGATGCCGCGCGTGCCACTTGCCGCGGTAATGTCCTCGGCGCGGGTGAACTTGCCGACATACTTGCCTTTTTCGTCAATGAAACTCGTCCGTTGCTCGGCCTTGCGTGCTGCTTGCGCGGATTCGCTGTTCAGTGCGTACATGGTGCGTTTTCCTGTGGTTGCTTGTTAGGCCGTAGCCGTGAGGGAGTAATACTCGGTGATGGCCGCGTCGACCGCCGCCAGATCATTCGGGATCGTGTCATCCTCGAATAGACCCATCGGCGACTTGCACGTATTGCGGCCGTTGTTTTGCGTGATAAACCGATAGTCGCGGTCCATCACATCGGTTTGCAGGACGATCGTCACCATGCCTTCAAGGCAAATTTTGTCGTCCAGCATTTTCCCGATGCTTTTCATCTTCGTGCTGCCGTCGTCGTTTTTCTCGGTATGCGACAGGACATAGACGCGCACATCGTCGGGAAGGGCAGTCGCCGCGTTCAGAATGTCCCACGCGTGCCGGCCAATCTCGGTGAACTTCTCGTAGCCTTTCTCGTCGCTGCGGCGCATGAACTCGGACGACATAACGTACTGAAAGTCGTCGAGCACGATCACCTTGCGCTGCGTTCGCGTCATGTACTTGATGATGCTGTCCGATTGATCGCAGACGATCACGTTTCCGCGCGGCGTGTCCTTTGACAGATAGCCCCATCCTGCCGAGCGGAAAGGCAATGGCTTCTTAAGAGCCTGTATCAAAAGGGTCGATGAAGGATCGAGATTGCGCATTGACGTGCTCTTGCCAGTGCCCGATGCTCCGAGAATGAAGGTTACGATTGCCATTTGATTCTCCTGTGCGTTCAGTTCGTTCGTTCAGTTCAATTTGTTGCTGTTCTTCAAGCTCGGCTTGCCACTGCCAGCCGTCGTCGTCTGGCGCGTCCATCTAGGAAACCTTGCAATGCAAGAAATGGCGGGCGATGTAGTGGGGCACGTATCCGCTGCTGATCGCTACGCGGGGCTGCACACCGCGACGAGCGAGATCGGCTTTGGCTGCACGCTGGCGCTGCTCAGTGTGCGCGCAGAGTGCTTTGTATTCGGCGTCAAGAATCTCGGATTGCGATAGGCGCACGTTCGTCTTGACGTGGCGAAGGTCATTCAACGACTTGGCGATCAGTTGCATACCGGGCTCCCCGAGAAAGTCAGTGCAATCATCACGACGAGCGCAATTGCGCACGCGCCAGCAGAGAAAGCGAGAAACAGGTCGTTGACCTTGCAAACGCTAGCTACCACGGTATCCGTCACGCACAAATTTTTTTCCGCAGTGTCGGGCTGACGTGCGCGGAAAATCGTTGAAGAGCGTAATAATAACGCGTTCTTGAGGCTGCAGGCTATGTTCATGGTCTAATCTTCCGTTCGTGGTTTTGGTTTGTGTTTTGTGCTGCTGAGATGAAGGATACTAAAACAGTATCTGTAACGCAAGTGCCAACGCAAATTTATTTGTGCGCTCGCCTACAGTCGCATCCACGACTGATAGTCAGCTTCACTGAGCCGATCTGCGGCCAGCGTTGGTGTCGCGCTAGGCTTGTGCGCGTCGCAATACTCGCGGCCTTCGTGTTGCCAGTGCGCCTTCACGCGCGGGCCTAACTTGCGGCACACGCAGCAGTAGCGCCAGCCGCCTCGCTCGACCATAGCTTTCGTGATCCGCTTCATGCTAGATCCTTCAGTTCGCGGATGGCCTCCGCGCAACGAAGCCGTTCATTGGCGGCATCGGTCCAGCCGTTCTGCTTCACGCCATCAACTCCGCGCGTGATATGGTTCGCCGCTTCTTCAAGCGCATTTGCGCGCACTTCGGCTGCAAATGATTTGAGGTCGATGCTCCATTCCTCGTATCGTGCGAAGTGCTTGAGCGCGAGCTTGGCGAGTTGTTCGTCTGTCATCTCAATGCACTCCCGTTACATGAAACGTGCGATGCGTGTGGCCGGCGATCTGAACGGATGCTTGCATGGCGGCTGCCGATTCCAGGCAACGTGCTGCGATCTCGTGCGCGGGGCTATCGTGCAGCGCATCGGCAGCAGCTTTTAGAGCGGCGATGGCGTCGAGCACCTTGTCGAGCGATACGTTCATGATTGCTCCTGATCGCCGGAAAGTGAAAGCACTGGAATTTCGCTACCATCGCCGCCAAGTGCGTTGACGCCAGCGCGCATCACGGCATGCGTCGCGTAAGCGTTGATCTCGATCTTCGCTTTCTGGACTGTCGTTTCCATGTGCTCAGCGAATTGTTTCTCGACGAATGGAATGTTCGAAAGAAGTTCTTGGCGGGCCATACGCAAATGACCGCGCAAAGCGTTCTTCTGCTTCTCGCTAGCGCTCATCACATCAATTGCTTCGCTAAGCTTTTCAAGGTGCGCAAGGGAATCGACCATGGTTTCGCGAACCTCATCGCGGAACTGATCGGCACGCCGTTGCGGGGCCGGAAGGCCAGGTATTTCTTTGTTCTCGCGGCGGCGTAGCGTGCATTGGACGCCGGAACCTACGTTCATGCTGCTGACGAACTCTGCCCATTGCGCCTCGCTCAGATCCACTTCGATGAACCCGGACATGGTGCTTCCCATGGGCCAGTCGTTCGAGAGCTTACGTCGCAGCGTAGATTCGCAGATTCGGATCGTCACGTAGTGCTGATGTTGGAAGTCGGAGCCATATAGGTATGCCCCACCGCTGACACGGCTTGCGCTGATCTGTGCGAATGCCGGATGCCGCACCATTGTTTCGTCGCTGCCAACATTCTCAAAAGTCGGCTGTTCGATATGTCGGCTCATTGCTCACCTCGTGCTTTCGCAAGAGCAGCTCGCGCCTTAACGAAGCCGCCTTTTCCGCCGATCCACGGCGTGTTGATGATCTCTTGCAGGGCTTCATACAGGTCGTGTGCCGCTGCAAGCTTGTAAGCATCTGCTTCCGCATTGCCCGTGTCGTTATAGACACGCGCGATGATTTGCCCGGTATTAGCAGACCCAACATAGATCGCGTTGTTCATCCAGCCAGAAGCCCTTTGATCGTTCACTTCCCACGGCCCTTGCGTTCCTTTGGGTTCGCTCATCACTCACCTCCTGCCAGACGGCGCTTAACGATGACTTCCTTCGCATCGGTAAGCAGCGTGTGAATCGTGTGCAGGTCGTCTTTTTCACCGCGCGCCAGTGCCTGCATGAATTCCTCGCGTTGCGTGCCGTTCAGCTCGACCAGCAGTTCCATCAGGTCATCGAACGTGACTTCGCGCTCGATCTGTTCGCGCCGGTCGTGTGCGGCGAGTGCTGCGTTGTCGGCCGCTTCCAGATCGCGGTCGAACAGCCAATTGCCGTATGCTTGCGTGCGGGAAACTAACTGCGGTACGTGGCTCATGATTTCCGTCCTTTTTTGTTTGTCTGGATACGAATACTGCTGCGGTGTGTCGATGGAATGAACGATACCGTAACAGTATCCGTAACGCAAGCGAAAAATCACTGTTGTGTTTCTGCCTCACGCGGAATCCATGCGCGTCTCTCGAACGCCGGCCGTAACTTCTCGTGTGCTGACGTGCGTAAGTCGGCGATTGCCGGCGTGACCTTGGCGGCCGTCCGCGTGACGGTCTGCGGATGGAGTCCGAACTCGCGCGCGATCCGGTTCAGGCAAGGACAGTACGACTGACCGAAGACGAACTCGCGCGCGACCAGGGCGCGGACCATGGACCGATTGCGGTGCGCCCCTTCGAGCAGGCATACAAGCCGCTCAACGCCCGCGTGACGCTCTCCGCGCTCACCGCCATAGGTGGCATCCAGCAGGGCGCGTTGATCGAGCGAGAGGTGCGATTCGATGACATCGTGCACGTATTGCGCCTGTGCTTTCTTCTCGTGGACAGACAGGAGCAGGGCGGCGCCATCCGGCCCGGTGTATTCGCCTATCTGCCCGATCTTGACGCCGGGCCGCGCGCGCCACGTATAGGCAAAGGACAATGCCGCCTCCATCGAGCGGAACATTGGCGCGCGACTGTCGTCTTCCGGCTTAGGAGTGCGAAGGGTGAGGCGACCAAGTGAGCTTTCGTGTGCAGTGCATACTTGCATATCGGTCCTTGTCAGTGGAGCGGGGAGGTCAGCAGATCGGGAGCGGCTTGGATCGGTTTCACGAGTTGCCCTGTATGCGGGCATCGGCGCTTCGGCAGCTCGATCACCAAGCCGTCGTCTTTCAATTCGCCAATCCGGCCGCAAACGCTTTGGATCGGATAGCCGAAGATTTTGGACAGGTCAGTGCGCGAAAACGATGCATTCGGCACCGTGCGCAGGAAGTTGAGAATCGCAAGCCGCTGAGCAGATGCGGTTCCATCTTCCTTTTTCGCAACGAAGGATAAGAACGACGTTTCGGATTGGCCTCTCATGCTGCTGGCTCCGTCAGGCCGCGCCACACTTTGCGCTGATGGCCATAGTCATTCGCCCCGTACCGCTTGCGAAATTCCGCGGCGTCATCCGCAGTTCGGCGCACATTCCCCCAGGCTTTGCCGTCCCAGTGGGCGTAACCCCTAGCCCATATCCGCCCGTCGCCCCAAACATTGTGAGCCTCGTACACGCCAACCTTGACGGGCTTTACTTCAGCCGAGAACCATTCAGTCGTTTTCATTGCCGCACCCCCATTCGCACGATTGCATTGACAGCGTTGAGCAGCGTCGGATCGGCTTTCGGCCACCACTTCGCGCGTGGGCGGTGTAGGGCGTCCAGTTGCTCGTCCGTCATTTCTTCTTCGGCGATCTGGCTATCGCTGACCGGGCAGGCCCGCAGATAAGTGTTCTCGCCTTTGCCGATCACATAGCGCACGGCGCCGTGATTGCCGCCACGGTCCATTGCGTGCAACTCCTGAAGCCGGCCGGGTGCGCGCGCCAGACGCAGGAAGTCGTTCACCTTGCTCACGTCACGTTCGATTGCCGCGGCGATTTCCTGCGCGGTGCGCGGCTTGCCGTCAGCCATCAGATCGCGGACTAAGCCGGCCAGCATTGATGCTCGGGTTATGGTCATGCGGCCTCCTTAAGTATCTCGTATCCGCCGCGCTTGCCGTTGAAGCGTTCGCGCGATGCCCATGTCTTCCGACCTAGCAATTTGCCCGTGAGCGGATCGAATTTCGAGATGCAAACCTTCTGGCGCTCGCCATCCAGTGCGATGACAACGACCATCCGCGAGAATCTGCCGTCTAGCTCTTTCCATTGCTGCCCGATCTTCACGTCATTCACGGTCGGCTCCTGATTGAGCGGCGGTCAGGGCGGCGATTACCTTCTCGATTCGATCCGCAAGTGCCCAATTGCTGTGCGGCTTATCTGGGCACGGGTAGCTGTTCTCCCGAATCAAAACGGCAGCACGTCGAATGTCAGTAATCTGCTCTGTAGTGAGCGTTGTCTGTGCTGGCGGGGCGGCGTAGACGATGCGCGTGTCCTCGGGGCAATGTTCGATGTTGTAGCGATAGGCCCGTTCGTCTGTGTCCTGCCACGATCCGTTACCCAATCGAAGCTGATAGATCGCCTCCGCACCCTGCGCCACATTGGCGGAAGCGGCACGCCCCAGAGAACAGCCGCATTTAGGATCGACGGCCATCCCGCAGTTAGCGCACTGCGCCACATTGGCGGGAGTGGACGCAGCGCGGGCCATCCAAGCCCTGTGCGCCGCTACGCGCTCACCTACAGTCAGAGGGTGGTTGCAGTCATTCCAATTGTTCGAATGCGGCTTCTTGAGCCACGCCTCAAAATCCGCTTGCTCGCCCTGCGCCACCGATGGCGCGGCAGGCTTGCTTGATTCCTTGTCGAGAGGGGCGGCAAGCGCATTGCGCATGTGATGCAGCAAGCGCAGCGCTTCTCCGCTTTGCCCATTGCAAACAGCCGATTCCAACGCCTTAACTTGGTCCAAAGTCACCGCCTCTTTGTCGATAGCGGCAGGCTGGCGGGCATCGGCCTGACGTACATCGCAATCTGCGATGAATCCCTTTATTTGAGCAATAGCAAGCCGGATTTGCTCCGCTGCTTGCGCCGGATCGGACCCGTTACCGAGCCATCGAGCCGTGCATTCCAATGCGAATACCGCGCGCTCAACGTCGGATTTTTCAGTCGTACTGTATGTTTGTACAGTACTTCGTCCTAAAGATGCCTCGTTAGTGTTCATTCTCAGTTCCTTTTTTTATTTCTTCACATGAAAGATTTTTAGGCGATTTCCGCCCAAAAAACCGATACCGTTATTATAAACGGATACTGCCATAGTATCCGTCAAGTTCGCAAAAAATTCTTCAGTCCATTCCACGGCTGCGCGTCCTCGGTCGGTCGGGTTCGGAGCGCTGGCCGAAGCCGTGGCCGTGCGCCAGATCCTCAAATAGCGTTCGCTCTCCGTGGAAAACCAGGCCGGTTATGCCGGTTTCGCCCTGTCGTTGCTTCGTGCAGATGACCTCGCAGATGCCCTTGTCCGGTGAGTCGGGGTTGTACACCTCATCGCGGTACAGGAACAGGATCGTGTCGGCGTCGGCTTCGATGTCGCCGGAATCCTTCAGGTCAGACGAGAGTGGGCGCTTGTTCGGTCGTTCCTCGCACTTGCGCGAGAGCTGCGAGAGCAGAATAACGGGCACATCTAGCTCCTTCGCGAGGTTCTTCAGCCCCTTCGTCAGTGCGCCGATTTGCAGGTCGCGGCGTTCTTCGCTGCCAGTAGCCATCAGGCCCAGATAATCGACAACGAGCAGCGACAGGCCGTGCTTGCGCTTGACCGCGCGCGCCTTGCTGCGCACTTCGAGCAGCGTCAGATTCGGTTGGTCGTCAAGGTACAGATGCAGGTCTTTGATCTTTTTCGCCGCTTCGGTGATTTCGTACCAGTGCGATTGATCCAGGCTGGCCGGGTCGCGCAACTGCGCCATCGTCACGCCGCTAACCGACGACACGAGGCGTTGCTGAAGCTGAACGTTCTTCATTTCCATCGACAAAAACAGGACCGGCATATCGCGCGATACGTTCTTTGCAACGGTCAGAGAGAACGCGGTCTTGCCCATTGAGGGGCGCGCGGCGACGATCACCAGATCACCACCATAGAAGCCGCCGCCGAGTTTGCGATCAAGGTCCGTAAGGCCGGTAGGCACAGGCTTTATCAGGCCGTCTATCTGCTGATCCATGTAATCCAGATAGTCGGCAAGTGACTGGCCGGCGTGCACCGGCTCCGACTTGACGATCGCCTCGCCAAGCTTTTCCAGCTTGGCAGATGCCTGGTCGATCAGTACGGCCGCGCTGTCAGGCGTCGCGCCGACTGAATCCTGAATCTCGTGCGACAGGGCCAGCAGTCCACGCTTTTGCGCACGGTCCCGCACGATCTCCGCGTAGCGCGTAATGTTCGCCGAGCTAGGCGTGTTCTGTGACAGCGCGTTCAGATACGCGAGGCCGCCGGCGTCGGCAGCGCGCCCTTTGGCCTGCAGGCGCTCGAACACGGTCATCATGTCCGCGCCGATGCTTGCCGAGATCAGATCGACAATCTCGGTGAAGATCAGCCGATGGTCGGCGCGAAAGAAGTGCTCAGCGCGCAGATCGCCCAGACGGTCGATCGCATCGTTGTCGATCAGCAGGGCGCCGATGACCGATTGCTCGGATTCAATGCTTTGCGGAATGGATCGTTGGATGTCGTTCGCCGTCATGCTGCTTTCCTCTGTCGGTGTGCGCCTTCTCTGGCGCGCAAGTAGGTTTCCTGCCGGATGATCCAGTCAAACCCGCAAGCATCGAATGGTTCCATGTTGCCCGCGCAGTACTCGAAATACTTTCGGGCCATGTCCGGTATGTCGCGGAACCCAAGAAATTCGCGGATTGCAGTAGCGCGCGGTGCGCTATACGGCTCGGCAACAGCCCGCGGCCACTCAGGCCCCATCAGGTCGTTGTAAAGCTCGATCACCTCCAACTCCTTCGCGTCGTATTCCGTCTTGCCAGCAGAATCCAGCCAGCCCTCAGCATTGATCCACGAAGCCGGCAGAGGGATGAACTGACCGTCGTCTCGCTTCCAGTCGCTGCGGGTCGTCATCGCCAGGTTCACGGCGTCGATCATGGTCTGCACGAGAGCGTCGTCCGGGTTCAGTTTTTCAAACGCTTTCAGAGCCGCTTTCCTGTTCCGCTTTTTCGGGTATGCAGCGTAGAAGCGGTCGAAACGTTCGTGCTGCACGGCAGTGCTGCACATGTCTTTTGGAGTTGTCTTTTGATTGTCTTTAAAACCTTTCTTTTGTGGTTGCTGATTCGGTAACCCCGAAATGACCAATTCGGTAACCCCATCGTGACCGTTTTGGTAACCCCCCGTTACCACTTCGGTAACCGGTTGCTCTTTCGGTAACCGGGTTACTGATTCGGTAACCCCCCATTGCTTGTGGTTCTTGTTCAGGCCGAGTTCTTTGGCGTGGTGTCCGTCCGTTCGCACAAGGATTTTCATCTCGACCAGTTCGGTGACGGTGCGGCTGCAATGCGGCTTGGCGATGCCAGTCATCGCGCTAAGTTGGGACAGTCCAATCTCGTCGGATTTCTTGTTAAACCCATACGTCTTGCGGACTACGGCCATCACAATGGCCCATTGGCGCGAAGAAAGTCCCGCCCGCAACAGAGCGTCCAGAAGCTCATTGGCGAGCCTGGTGTAGCCGTTTTCGAGTTGCGGGTTCGCGACCATCAGTCAAGCCCGCGCGAAGACATGCCACTTGAACTGTCGGGGTGGCGGGGATTGATGGGGCGAATGGCGCGCGTGCGTGGACCTTCCGTTTCCAGGAAGTAGCCTAGATGGCGGTCGCAATAGCTCAGACATCTAGGCAGATCGATCACCAAGCCGACGATAAGCTTGAGATCGCATTGAAAGAACTCGCGAGACTCCGATACGCGGTATGCGGAGAGCGCAGCATGGATCTGCTGCTCACGATTGGCGGCGTTTTCGTATTCTGCGTAGCAAACCAGATTGAAAGGCATCGGCGCACTGGTTGACTGGCTCAGTTCGTGGCAGCGTAACGACGGGCTGCGCAGCGTGAAGCCGACCTTGTAGATGCCCGGCATCGCGTCGTTTTGAAGTACATACACAAAACCGTGATTCATTTCCTCGCCCCCGCAATGAGTTGTTTCAGTGATTCGCAAAGTTTGTGAACCTGAGCCTGCTTTGCGGCCTTGTTCTTGAGGTGCGCGATATTTCTGGCCATAGCCATTTGAAGATCGGCTATAGCCCGCGCGGGTACGCGGGCTTCTCTCATTGGTCGTCCTGTTCGGTGGATTCCGGCGCGACGGCCGGCAGATCGGGGATTGCTTCGATGACGGCCGGGCCGCGCGCTTTGCCGACGAGCTTCGGCATTTCGTGGCGCAGGCCGATCATGTCGATGACGGTCAGGTGCGGCTTGTTCGGTCCAACTAACTGCGCGCTGACTCGTGCGAATTCGAGCGCGCGTTTCTTGCCCACCACCTTGTGACCG